GAAAGATTTCAGGAATCTTCGGCAAATCAAAACCTGAATACCGTCTGAAGAGTGCCATCTGGTCTCCGTTCCGTGGCAACAAGCTCTACCCTTTCTTCAATGACCAGGGGGATTTGGTGGCCCTATCTCGTGAGTACAAGAAAAAAGACCTGAACGATATAGAGATTACCTGTTTCATGACCATTACTAAGGACATGGTTTATCAGTGGGAGCTGACAAGCAACTGGACTGACAAAGGTTCATTTGCTCATGGATTCAAGAAGATGCCGGTGATTTATATGTACCGTCCGGAAGCGTACTGTGAAAAGATAAAGAGCCTCCGTGTAAGACTGGAGAAACTTCTCTCAAACTATGCAGATTGTATCGACTACCACTTCTTCCCTATCCTCATGCTTTTTGGTAACGTGGAGAATTTCTCAGGTGAGTTCAAGAACCGTGTGGTCGAGCTGACCGGCCAGGGAGCAAATGCCCAGTATCTTACCTGGTCACAGGTACCAGATACTGTCAAGTTCGAGGTGGAGACGCTGTTAAGTCAGATATACGGACTGACCAATACGCCCAGAATCTCTTTTGACTCCCTGAAAGGTACAGGAAACGCCGTTTCCGGTGTTACTTTCGATTATGTGTTTATGTCCACCCACCTGAATGTGGAGAACCTGAACGAAACTGTCGGTGAGTTCATGCAACGACGTGTAAATTTCCTTGTCTCCGCGTTGGGTTCCGTGAATTCCACCCTAGAAGAAGCCTCCGAAACCATCGATGTGGATGTGCAGATGCAGCCGTACAAACTGGAGGACATCAAAGACAAGATAGACACTGCTATTAAGGCTAAGGACGGCGAAATTTGGTCGCAGCAACGGGCTATCACCTTCGTGGGGAACGTGGATGCAGTTCTGGATGAGATTGAAGCCATCAAGGAAGAGCAGGCTGAGAAGCAGAAGAACGACAT